TGATGACAGGCTCCATCTTCGAAGCGTCCGCACTTATATTTATGACGATATTTTCAGGCATTACAGAATATTCAAATCGGTTATATCGTCTTGTGTCAGTTTGGACTTTATCAAACTTTTCTTTAATTCATTCTGGTCAAGTTCGTTTTGGAGATAGAAGAAAGTTTCCACTGCGTACGGGGCTAACTGAATTTCATGATTTGGAAATGAAACCTTTTCAGGGAATACTCCTTTTTTTGATTTCATCTTCTCAAATAACTCTACACATTGGTTAGCGTCATTGTCATTCTTGAACTTTAAGAATGTCGGGATGGGGTCGGAGGATTTGGAAACTTTCTTGGTAAGGACTATCATGTACTCGTCTCCAGTTGCCCGGTCTATGAATTTTTGCCCATAAAATACTTCGTTATAAGTTGTAGCCATGTTAATGGGTTTCTAATTGCCAAAAATCTGTCATAATTAAAGGTCGTGCGGTGTTGTAATAAGCTATTTTTTCTGCGGGTATTGACGGGGTTCCCTGATCTACAGTCACCCATGCAAAGTGTGAACTGAATACAGACTGTCCCGTAGCATTAGGGATTCCTTCGACTAACTCTACGCCTCTGCCTGCGCAGTCAAAACGGATAAACGGTCTTTGGTTGTTGATAGTGCTGGAGCTGCTCTGGTTGAAGAAATACAGGTAGCGTCCTTCCTGAGTGTGGGGGTTATAAGCTGAGTGAACATAGTCTGAGGCGGAGATTGTCCCGTCCCACCCTACTATTGTCAGCCCGTTTGTCCATGCGCCCGTAGCTCCGCCCGTTAGATCAAAGTAGTCAAATGTCCGTGAAGCACCCCTGAATATAAACAAACTTGAAGGATTGCAGGTATTGTCTTCGTTATTAACTAATCCAAACGCATGACAGCCGAATGCTCCGGCTACTTGTAAATTTGCTCCGCTTGCTGCCCACGTGGTTGTTTCCCACTGGTTGCCTGTATTAATTCCCGTGTAGTTATTGGCTATTGTATAGTTATAAGTATTGAGGCTTCCCGATGGCTTGAAGATTATGTTATCTGTCCATTCTTCGATTACAAACTTACATACTGCGCTTGGCTGAACTGCCCACCCACCTGCGGCAATCTGGATAGTGTAAACCGGAGCTGTACCTGCGCCACCTGTATGTGAAACAATCCTTGCCCGTTGCCCTGCGGCTGTAGGAATAAGCGTATCTTCTACTACCCTTACCTGACAATTTCTGAAACGATTTGCCTTAATAGCGAAATCTCCGCCTGCTGCCTGACCCGTGATGGTGTTTGCACCTGTTGCAGTGGATAATAAGCACTTCTTTACTCCCCCCGTTAAAGTATTTCCCGTGTCATAAGTTGAAGCCCCAACAATCTTACCTTCATAACAAAGCCTGTCTGCCGGAACATGCCCTTCGTCCATTGCAAACATTACATTCCCCTGCGAAGGAACTGTAGCGATTAGCCCTGTAGTGCTTAAAGAGGATAACGACTGTGTGAGTATATCCAATCTTCTAAACTGGTTTGCCGCCAACGCCCCTGTGCCGAGAAATACATAACTGCCTGTAAGAAACTCATAGCGGTCTCCTGCTACCGGAACTCCCGATATGGGTTCATCTAAAGTGATTGTTGGTTGTGTACCTGCATCATTACCCGTACAGGTTCTTTCTTCTACTTTCCCGGTTCCGCCTGCCCCAGATCCTATAATCCGTATTCGAAATCCTTTAGTTCGTCCCTGATTGATTGAAGCTGGAAGGGCGGTGTTTAAAGTTATTTTAGTGGTCGTTCCTCCTGCCGCTAATGTTCCGCTTGGAGATAATGATGGTACTATTATAGCTTTTGCCCCTTCGCCAGTTCCCCCTGCTGCGCCAAAACTTAAAGTAACCTGCTCAAAAGCGTTTCTTGGAATATTATAAGCATAAATAGCCGCTGTTGATAAGTGGAAGTAAACTAACGGATTGGCAAACCCGTTGTTTCGCTGGTCTTCGGCAGTGCTTCCTATTGCCGTGCTGAAAGCGGTTGTTCCTACTACAGGCATTGACAACTGCCTCCACATATATAAATCCCGTTGTGCGCGGTATGCCATTATTGAAATGTGTTATGCCATAAGGCGTAGTTAATTTTGCTGGTATATAAATCTCTGAACATCTGGTCTTGGGCGCTTGTTGTCGAGCCTCCCGATACCAATGTAGTAAGCGTGACTCCTGATGCGGTAACTACCTTAAGAGATGCCGTTGTCTGGTCTAACCAGTTTGGGTTTTGATTTGAATTTACTATCTTTCTAAGGTGAGATATAAATTCATCTTGTTCTTTTTCTCTTGTAAATCCTTGCATAGTTATGTGATTAATACTCCGAATAAATTAAATGAACATGTTCCGTTTCTTGAATAGACTCTTACTACGTCCGCAGCATCAAGCGTAGCTCCGATAGTCGCGATAAAGGTATCGTTTCCCGGTATAGGAACATCATAATAGATATATTGCTCGACCGCATCTGCCGCCCCGTTAATTGCTACGGATATCCTGAATGAGTCCGCTGTTGCCGAGCGGTTACATACTACCAGGCTGCTTATCACTGATTCGGTTATTGCGGGAACCGTGAGTATGTCTGTCAGGGTTACTGCTGCCGGAGATGATTGTCCGAGTACTCGTCTTACTTCTGCCATTTTACATTCCTCCTAACATTAAGGGTTTCCAATAGGTCTCGTCTGCTGACCCCGCAAACTGTGTTATTAACATCGCGTCAATCGCTGCTTTAAGTGCCACTGCGCTTGCTGTTGCCGGTGAGGTAACCCGATTGAAGTCCAGATAAAACAATCTCGGATTAACGTTCCTTTCGTACCAGTGAAATTTAAACAGGACGATATTAGGATCGTCAGGATCAATGTATGTCTCTATATAAGTTTTTTTAATAAGCAACGTTTCTCCTTCATGAACTACTTTGAGGTAGATATCGCTAAGGTCGGTTATTGAAGTTACGTTTGAGGTTGGCATTTATTCTCCTGACCAGGTATTTGTTTTTTGCGTTGCTCTTATTTCTTTTGTTTCTTCGAGGAAGTCGTTTACCAGTACAAAGTAATCATATAGGGTTTCATATTTAGTATCTGTGTTAAATCTTGCTCCTATTCTTTTCCGTTGAGTATAGAAACTCCTTCTAGTTTGACCGATGCTTTGCCAGAAGTGACTTTCGATTGGTAGTTTAGTATCTTGTCCATTGTCTGTTGTAAGATTTGATAGGTCTCTTTTGATAACTTTGGAAAGGGTGTCAACTGTCCTAACTGCTGATACAAAAAAAAATCATCCACATCTCCGTTTTTCTTCCAAGCGGCTATTTTTTTCTGCGCGTAACTTTCGTTATATGTGTAAGGCGATTCGTTATCGTCAAAGTAACACACTGCCGCCATTTTGTATATCAAGTTCTTTGGGGGGATAACGAAGTTTATTCTTTCTTCCAGAAAGTTAAGAACGTTTGCTGTGTCCAGTATGTTAATCGGGTTGGAGTTAAGGAGTGTTTTGAATCTTTGAACAAATTCTTTCAGTGCGGTTACTTCTACCCGCATACTTATTTCCTCATACACTTGGTAAGCATCTAACCCTCTTTCTGTGAAGGTGTCAAATAGATCATGTAGTTTATAATAAGGCTTTCCACCTGAGTAGAATGCTACATCAACCGTGTGCCCGGTTTGCAGTTCCCATTTTTTGGGCTTGCCTGAAATAATTAATTTTAAGAGCGACTTTAAGTATGTTGATTTAGTCATAGTCCTTTTAGGCTATCAATAAGTTTATCATCCGTGTCCTGAATTATCTTCTTATTCTTTATTCCAAGCCAAAACTTATTATTCTCAAAGTAGTGGAACAGTTTATAATTTCCTTTCCGGTAGATTCTCCCACGCATCGCGCAATTGCAGTAGCCGTGCCAAGCCCATCCCATATTAATAATCTTGTCATGCGTTTCTTTATTCTGCATTACGGTGATATTCGATCAGCAGGTTTATCAGGGTGTTTAACGCACTTAATCCGAAGACATATATGATATATACTAACCCGTTATGAAGATTAAATTCATAGTTGTACCAGTAAACATAAATAGAGTGTATGGATGCCATACACGTTGGGCAGGCATACAACGGCTTCTTCACCCATTCGGGTGCGTTGTCAAGTAAATCGCTTACCCAACTATTGATCTCGCCTTCATGCGTGGATTGATGAAATCCTACAATAAACAGGGAGTTTATAACTAGAAGTAATAGTATATTACTCATTTTTTGTTGCGCTTGCGATTTGTTTTTTTGTGCTTGATTTTTTTTGATATGGCTGTATAATCAATCGGGGTATAATTATACAACCATGTTTGAAACTTGCTTGGCTGCGTCATTGTAGAATTATAATTCATGCTATTTCAGTTATATACTCAAGGTTAAGTCTCAGGCAGTCATAGATTGCATAACCTATTGTGAAGGTCACCGGCACGTTATTTATGTTAAGAACGGTGACTGTGATCTGCCCAAACTCCGGTGTAAAAAACCCCTGTGGGAAGTTGGCTACTCGAATTGTAAACGCCCCGTTAGCATCTGTGGTTACTTCTTGTGTGTATTTGTTTCCGTGCTTATCAAGAAATAAAAGGGTGTAGTCTGTATCTGCTTGTAAGTCTAAATCAATAACATAATTCCCATAACAGGAAATCAGGTCATAAGGATAACAAGCGTCGCACCCGGTTACTTCGGCTATTACCTCGTACCAGCTTGCGCTCCCAAGATAAATATCGTTTGCTCCATCCCGATAGGTTACATCAACTTGCTTGCCTAAAAATAACGCGATGTCTATATTCCGTGTGATTTGTAAGATAGGATTCTGGTTGCTTGCTATAAACCCGCTTCCGCCTGAGTTAACACACGTCATTAAATCATTGATTATTGTGTCAAGCGAAAGCCCTGTCCAGTCTTGGTTGAGCGAACATAACGTATAGACTACCCCGTAAACGTCTGTAGTAGCAATTGTAACAGTCTGAACTCCCGTTATGGTAGTGTCCGCCCCAGTTAAATCAATATTCGCAATGATTTGCGCCATAAAATTTGATTAAGGTAAAGGTATTTCCTGAGGTCAGGACAGAAAAGAGTATTTCCGAAAAACGGACGGTGCTAATATATAACTTTTAATTACATCTTTAAGAACTTTTTGTGAAATGTATTAACATGGTAAAGTAAACAATCAAGTAAGTGGCTCCGGTGCTTATCCTTATGCTTGTCTAATTCGCCTTGCTCGTTTACCTCACAGTACATTAAATCTTCAATTAAGTATTTTAAACTTTCATCAATTGTAATTTCTCCGTTTTGCAGTATCGAATTAAGAAGCACTCTCGCGTCTTCATGTGCCGGGTTAACCGCTGGCTGTTTCATTTGTGTATCAACTAACCTTAGCTCCTGTTTGATTACTGTATAGTAGTTAATGTTTCCTTTTGCAAGGGCTGACCGATTATGTCCGGTTGCATCCCCGGTAATTATGAACACCTGATTTGGGAATGCTGCCTTGATTCTATTACATAGCTCGTAGATGTCAGAATTTTGAAGCCTAAACTCCTTAAATACATTTATCTTTCCCAGATTCGGTGATTGTGCGGCTATGCAAGTTATCGGGTCAACGTTAAAATCAAATGAAAGTTCAATGTAGTCCGATTCATCGGGCTCAACTGTTCCGGTGTGCTTGTCTTTATCAAACGCATACGCAAACGGATTATTAACTGCAAAAGCATCCCAGCTACCCTCAACAAATCGCCTGTAGTTTATCGGGTCAAGCCTTTTCCATGCCTCCCATTGTTCTGTTGTAACTGTAGGATTGTCATTTGGAAGCGCCTGCATGTAAAAATAAGGTTCCGTTAGTTCACCGCTTACCCATTTATCATAAATCTTTGCTTTTATCCAGTTTTGAGTAGGATTGAATGTTGAAAGGATTATTGGTATTGGCATTGGCTCAATTATCCAGCTTCCAATTCTCTGTAATGACTGTTCGAAAGTGGCTTCCTGTAATCCTTCAATCTGCTCCAAAAATATTCCATTGGTTTCCATTCCTAACATCCAAGTTAAGTCAGGGTCGGAGTAAAAAGATTCTGATATAAAAAATATTTGGGAACCATTAATTAATTCAACAAAGAAATTAGCTTTATTTCTATTGTACCTTCTTACTATTGCGCTGTGCTGAGGTAATATCTTTTCAAAAGAGGGTATTGTAGTTTGTTCAAGCGTTGTAAAAGAGTCACGGATTATATGCCAGCGTGAGCCGGAATATTTTCGTGCAAGGGCTATTAAAATTGCTAAGCAAACAAATGTCTTGCCGCCTCTTATCGCACCACCGTAAATAAAGTACCTGTTGTTTGTCTGACCTGCAACCGCCTTGAAAACTTCATTGAAAAAATCTGATTGCTTTTGGTTGATGGTCAGGTCAACCGCTATCATAGGTCTATTATGGTGCCGTCAGGGAGCTTCATTTGGCGATGCTGAATATTGCCGGTAATCTCTACCCTGTCAGTAAATAATCCCAAATGTTTTCCTATCTTTTCAAGTGCTGCTACTTTATCCCAAATCTTAAACTCAACCACTTCTTTTGTCCCTTCGCTTGTTCCGTTGCCAAATCGGGTAACTGATTTTTTTATTGAGGAAATTGCTGCTGCCTTTTTCTTATCAATTTGTGAAATGTCTTTTATATTATTTGAATCTTCAATAAAATCCTGAACATTCGAAAAGCCGATTTTAGCCAATTCATTGATTACCTTTTCAGCAGTTATTTGAGTTTTGTCAGACAATTTCTTTTGAAGTTTTGAAATATACTCTGAAATATTAACATTGTTTAACAATCTTGATGCCTGTTCTGCTGCTGTATCTTCTGAATATGAAGCTCTTATGGCTGCCTGTCTCCCGTTAAAGTCAACAACGTATTCTTCACAAAATCTTTTTTGTTTTTCATTTAAAGAATCCATCACTCACAAGTCCTTGTTTTACTTTGAACCGTCCAAGTCTGCCCGCCATCAATTGATGTTTTTTTGTAGTAAATCTGCCCTTGTTTTATGGTGTCGGATTCGTGGTTACAGTACTCGGTTTGGCTTTCGATGTAAGTTTGAACCAGTGCTCCGGATTCTGCCGGGTCAATTGTAGTGGTGACGGTACAGGTTTTGCAGATTTGGGTTTCTTCTTTTTTGCAGGAAATTAAAGTACAGATTAAACAAAATAATATTATATTGGCGATTAGCCGGATTCGTTTGTCTATTGTTTCTCCGTAAAATCTGCTCATTTTAACTTAAACACACTTGTATTATAGGTAATTCCTGTAATTGGAAGGGAATGTATTTCCCGTAGTTTAGTTTTTTACTTACATCCATAAGCATCAGTGTTTGTGTGGGTAAAAATTTGTGCAATGGACTAAAATAATTAGCATGCCTGCAATTCCATCCACCCTGCGGTTTTCCGCAATCTTCCGGTATATGATCTGGTAATTCGTAACAACCCATTTGAATGCAAATATAGTTATTTTTTTATTTCAGGTATTCGTTCCGCAGTTCTGCCTTTTACAACTTTTCCTTTATTGTCTTTAAATTTGAGGTCTTTTGAAATAAATACGTGCTCACCTTTCAGGTATTTTTTGATTTCCTTTTGCTGCTGCTTTCTAATGAACTTATACTCATCTAAGCTCATGCCTTCGGGGCGTTCATTTAGTATTGGAGCGGGTTTCATTATTAAGAAGTTCTGGATTTTCAAAAATATTGCCTATGATTTCAATGTCGGCATCTTCATCTAATAAATAAAGTTCATTATATGAATCACATGGCGATAGCCAAAATCCTATAATGTCGTGATTAAATTCGCTGCCGCTTATTTTCCCCCTACCAAATTTCACTTCTCTAATAAATTTATAATGCGGGTCTCCTTTCATTAATTTGCTTTGAATTATTATTATATCTCCCTCACAGATTTCCTTAAGGTTTTTGTCCTTTACCCCGCAACACCTTCTGTTTTTATTCTTTTTCATTTTAACTGAAAGTTGCCCTTGTTATTTGTTGGTTAAAGATATAGGTGTGAAGTATTTTATCAATGTGGTGTTCGGATTCCGCTATCTGCCATGCCTGTTCGCAAAATATTGTGTCCTCACCGTAGCTGGTTTTTCCAAAATCAAGATGTTGAAATTTAGAGGTCTTAAATGCACATGCCGGAAATGGCTTTCGCTTTGTGATTCCTCCGTTATTAAATTCTTCATTCTCATTTGTCAGAGAGAAGTTTACGGTTGTTTCTCCTAATCCATCTACAATCGCTTTCTGGTCAAATGATATAATATCAGCGTTAGATTCACAGGCTTTCACTAATTCCTCAATGTAATCATCGCTGCAATCATCGTCATCGTCAAGCATTGTGAAGTACTTTCCGTTTGCTAATTTCATTGCCCCGGTGCGCTTTTCCCCGATGGTTCTTTTTTTGTTGTCCATGAAAACAATAATCTCTACTTCGGGAAAATTTACAGCCTGTTGGAGTAGTTTCTCCATAAGCAGCTGGAGCATCAGCGATCTCTCCGGTATTGAACAAATGAGTATAGAGAGTGTCATTTTATTACGACAATTACGTCATCATAGCGGTTTTTTATATGTCTCAGGTCTATGATTTCGACCGTCTTTCCTTCGATGTATTCATACAATCCACGTGATATATTAATGTCCTGAATATCCTCTATAATGTAGATTCCGCCTTCGTTTAAGTAAGGCTGAAAGTTTTTATAGAGTTTTGCTTGTTGATCGTAAGAATGATTTGCGTCCTCAATAATCACATCAAATTTTATTCCATTAAAGTGCTGTTCGATTACTGCCGGGTCTTCCGCATCGCCTATGATTATTTTGTGTGTTCCTTCGTCAATCATTGGCTGTAGATCTGCCATACCACCAATAGGTTTTAGGTCGCAGTCAATACCATAAACCGTGCCTGTAAAATACTTCTCCCACATACGTAAAGAATCCCCTTTAAATAAACCTATTTCTAAAATATTTTTGGCGGATTCCCGATAAGGCGCAAGAATTTCTTCGTAAACTTCAATATAGGAATGTATGCTGCCCTTGTCGGATTCGTGACCTTCGGATTTAAGTTCGTTGTATATTTCCTGAAGCGTCATTATTTTATTTTAAATTGAATGCAATAATAAAGCCATCCTATATTAAGGTAACAAAAATATTTATCGTAATAAAACGATATAAATGGAAGAAGATTAAGGTTTTTCCAATCTCCATCTTGGCGTGGTTTATATAAATTATATATTTTCATATATTTATCGGATAAAGTCTGCCTTCGATTTCGGCTGTGTTTGTGTTGGCAGGAAATCCTAAATTCTCCGGGTGCGCAATGCTCACTATCCTTCCTTTACTTAACCAACTTGCAACTGCCCCTGTGGAACTCCTGTTTTTAATATAGTGAGCGCATTTGGAAAATAACCAAACCATTAAAACAGGCTGAAGCCCCCTCTCATATCCTGACACATTTGAGAATCTTTCGGGGTTGTCCTTGCCTCCGTTTGGTGATGAAATAAATTCTTTAACTATAAATGCCTGCGGGTATCTTGCTAACATCGGGTCTAAAATGCCTGTTTCTTCTGCGGTACACATGATGCGCATATCACTTGTCAGCACTTCGTCAATGAAGGGGAAGTAGGTTTCTATCGGAATACGGGGTCTGCCGTCCAAGTAAATGTCGGTTCCGCGCCATGTGATGCCAATGGTCTTTGAAAAGTCTATTTGGTATTTGTCAACAAGTGCCTGTCCTCTTTTGTTGGTAGCATCGTTAAACTTCATGTGACGCTGGTAGTACTCTTTGATTACTGAAAGCGGTTGCGCCATGAAACCAACCGGGGATGGGTCTACCCAGTTTTCCCATGTCCATGTTTCGTCCCGGTCTGGCTGTTGATATGGCGATTTCCAAATAGGTTTAGGAGACAAAGGGTAATCATAAGGTGACGTCAAAATATTTTGTGAATAAAACGGCTGCTCAAAATACCATTCAAACTGGTTAGGGATTTCTTTAAATTTTTTCTCATCCCTGTACGATAATACGGAGCCTCCGTCAAACCAGTTTATGTAACTTTCCTTTCCCTTTTGTTCGGCTGACCACATCATCCACCAGTGGCAATAGATGTAGGTCGTGAGGGTGCTGTGGATATCGGTTTTTTCTAAATAAATACTCATAATTCGCCAAACTCTTTTTTTAGCTTATTGATTTCTGATTTTAAAAGCTCAACCGCTAACAGCTCTAACTTTTTATTTATCTCCGCATTTACAATTCGCGATCGGTTTGTGCATCCTTGTATTATAAATTCGGGAGGATATTTTTGTTTGTAAGTAAAATCAATTATATTTAAATTCGACTCCATATTATTAATTTGACTTTTCAGTCCATTTGCTTTAGAATATTTCTCGTCTGTCATGGTTTTTATTTTTTAAAGTGTTGGCGTCTCTCCGTCATGCTTAATGAGTGGTTCAACTAATCCTGTTTCAATATTCACAGCTTTCCATGAGCCGTGAAAGCCAAATGGGTGTGGTTGGTGGTATTTTAAGTTAGGGTTACCGCCTGCTGAAAACAGAGACGCAGTTCTTAAATCAGCGAATTTAAATCCTTCGGCCTCAAGCTGTGCCCGGTAAGTTATCGCTATTTCTCCGTCTTCGTACATCTGCATGCTTTTTTGGAGTTGCTGGGCGTGTTCGTTGGTGCCGTCCCAATGAGGATACTTTTTGGAAATGGCTTCCATTATCTTTCTGCTTCTAAAGGAAAACCCGCCTACTCCCATTATGTCAAACTGGTTAAACAGCGCTCCGATATAATCATACTGGAGCCATGCCTGATTCCATGCCTGCGGGTTGAGTATCCATCCGTCCCGCTGCACTACTAATACATGTTGGGTGTCTACATACTGGTATGCTTTTTTCAGCATAAAAACAGAGTAGTGTATCAGAGTTTTTATTTCTGGTATCTCAATTCTGTGAGGATAATTGGAAGGCAAGTGGGTTAGTAATTTTGCTGCCCCGAAGTCACATAGTGATTTACACCTTTCTATTACTTTAATAGCCCGATCAATATTGAGGCAGTCAACAATTAGCAGTGTGGTTGTGTTTAAATTAGGCTTCATTTTCTTTTTCGCTTCTGGCTAAGGGTTTTCCGGTAGTCTTCGTATGTCCATTTCATTCCCTGAGATAAAAATATCGCTTCTTTGTTCTCGCTGTCTTTACTGGCGTAGTGTATCCACCCCTGCGGGTTTGTGTAATTAAATCCGTGCTTGTGCATGATTAGGCTCAAGATAGTCTGATCGTGGCGTGTGCCCATTATTCGCTCGTCATTTCCTAAGTGGTTGTTTTCGTTATTCCAACTACCTTTAAATAGATGCTGGTTATTGAAGTACTCCTGAAAGATTGTTTGCCCGTCTTTATGGTTGAAGTTAATCCCGAAAACACACGCCATTGCATGAGGTATTACGTATGCCTGTTCACGGGTGTACCCAAAAGCGCTAAGCTGCTCGTCTGACGACCAGTTGCCGGTACTCCAGCCGTTTCTTAACACAAAGTATCCGCTTTGGTCTATCTTGTCAAATACCGGCTGTATATTGCACTGCGCCCATACTGCGCTATCACACCAAAGCGCACTTGCATATCCCCGCTCTTTTGCCCATTTGAATGCGTGAGCTTTAAAGGCATAGGGAGTTTCGTTATGCGAAGGACAACCGGCAATATTCTGATTCCATATTTTTACGTCTCCAGTGAAGTTTTTCATCAGGCTGTTTCGCAGTCTTTCTCCTCCCTGTGGATACCAATAATTTATAGAAACGTTAATTACGCAGTTCACTTTGAATATTTTTCATTATCAATTCTTCAACTTGCTTCCTTAGTCTTGCTATTGTTTGCCCGTACTCGTTTAATTTGACACTTAGTTTCTCTTCCCGTTTAATCATTTTCTCTAATCTAATATTCTTTTCCATTAGTTCTTTCAGTTGTATAAGTAGTGATTCTATCTTTAAATTTTTTTCTTTTTCACTCTCTCTTGATTCCCCTATTGCTTTTGCATAATCTATTCTACCCGTTAAATGCCATGCTCCGCACTTACACAAGTAAGCCCTGATTGGTATTTTACTTCTGATAGAAAACTTTTTAATTCGATCAATATCTGCATTAGCAAATTGTTCAGAGGAATACTTAACCTTATTGCAGTTCATTTTTTATTATTAAAAATATCAGGCTTTTTATCAATATACTCATACATTATTCTTGCTATCTTTTCAATAGTTCTATTAATACCACGTTCGCTCAAATATATTTTAGAGCTAACTTCTGTTTCTTTGATTGTATTTTCTTTCAACATTTCAATTAACTTGTTATTATTACCGTGCAATGACTGTGAATGAAATATTGAGGCTGCTATTTTTAATGATTCGTAACTTTTAATCTTTGGATTAGTCTGACGAATTTTTTCCGCCATCCTGCTCACTTCAATAATGTCACTATCTAAATATTTATCCGGCTCTATTTTCGCCTTTTTCTTAAATAGATGTTTAAATATATTCATTTGCCATCAATTAAATCTTTTATGATTTTTGCAATACCTTATTGAGAAATTTCTGCACCTTTTATTTTTGACCTTACAATAACTGACCCGCTAACCGGCATACTGTGAATTGATACATCAAATTCCTCTCCGTTCCTTATGTCTATTCTTACATAAGTATAGTCTGAGTTAAAAACAGTTTGTTGATACCTCCTGAAGCAAGTTCCTGTTTTTGAGTCTTCTTTCATTTTTACAAGAATTGAAATTGGGATTTCGTACTTTTCTGAAATTTCTTGTGCTGTCATCGTGTAATTATTAAGTTTTCCCCGTTAAATAAAATTTCTTTAAAGTCCTTTGCTAAGTTAAGTATTTCCTCCCTGCGCCCGTCATGCTCGATGCACCACATCTTGCAGTTTGGGAAGTGGTTAAACATATTAAAGAATAACTCCGCGCTGGTTCCCTCGGTGTCAATGTTAATAAAATCAAACGTGTCTCCGTATTTTTCCTTCAGTGCAATGAAGTGAACACCAAATACCTGAGTTGGTCGAAACGAAACATCCTTCCATCTGGCTTTATGCTCTAAGTTAGTGGTAGAAAGGAAGTCTCCATTTGATTCGTAGAATGTCTGCCAGCCTTGTGTTGTGCCCACAAGCGCGACCACAATCTCGGCATTTAGTCCTTCGGTGTTTTTTAGCAGCGAAGGAACCAGGTGTGCAGATGGCTCTACCATCACACCACTCCATCCGTTTAATAGAAGCTGGTGGGTGTTAGACATAACCTTGCCATCAGCCGCCCCGATGTCAAGAAACCTCCCTTTGAAGTCTTTAAAGTATTCCAATATTATCTGTTCTTCGGAGTTTTGGCTAAAGCTCATTTAGATCGTCTGTATTGATAAAAATAAAGCGGTAAATCAATATAATGTTCTGTTTTAAGTAATCCCATATCTGCAAGCCTTTTGCAGAAATCAGTGTCCTCGCCAAAAGATATTTCCGGGAACCTCACCTGCTTTGCTATCTCGGTTTTCATCGGGTTGAGGTGGTTTGGTGGTCTTCGGTAAATTCCTTTTTGCTGCTCGTATTTTAAGCCGAGTTTGTGGATGAAAGTTTCAGGTTGTTTGCCTTCGCTTGTTATGATTCCTTTGAATGTTATTACATCAACTCCTTTTTTTATCCCTTCCATTATTTTTTCCAGATAGTTAGAGCTTACTAAATCGTCATCATCAATAAATACGCAGTATTCGGTTTGGCAGGAATCAAGTAGTTGGTTTCTTTTAGTGCCGATTTTTGCCTCACCATTATCCTCTAATACATTAATCAAAACATTATATTGCTTGCATTGGGGGGTAAGGACATCTGTTAGCCTCCCAAAGAAATCCTTTCGGTTTTGTAAGGTAGGAATGAGTATAGTAAGTTCAGGCAATTTGTTTAATTGTTAATTCCTTCCCAGTTAAGGCAAAGTGAAGATTTTGAAACTGGTGAACATATTCTATTTTGTATTTTAATTCTACTAACTGAACGAGTTCTTTTGGCGATGAATCAAAGCTAAATCCTCTGGCATTTATTACTTTTTCTTTTGAAGAATTGATCACAGTAGTGAATAATTCAGTTTTTTTGTGAGCCATTCTTCTCAACCCGTCTTTGTTTTCTAAGTATCGGTAAGTTTCAATAAAGCCGAACTTAAAAAGCCATTCTTCGGTTAATAGTATTGGATTCCATTTTTCAAAATCAGACATCTTGTCTGATTCAAGAGCAAAATCGCAAAGTGCTATTTCTGCTATCATGCCATTGGGTCTTATTGCATAATTTCCAACCCTTAATTCATTTATGGCTATCATACAAAGTCGGTTTTTTTTCTTTCTTCGTAAATCTTTTTTCCTAAATCCCACGCGCTCTGGGAGTTTTCCCTGTTATATGTTGCGTCTTTTGGATTTTTATTATTAATGAAATGTCGGTGTTCAAACTTTAAATCAGAGTAAATAAGCCAGCCGTTTTTCTTGCACACATCATGTAACTCGTTGTCGGCAAACATAGAGAAATAAAGGGGGTTGTAGATATGGCCGAGTTTCTCATAAACACTTCGGCTAATTATCGGGAGTGTCATGCAGCCGGACTGGTTGCCGTTGATACAGTCGTCTATTATTATAGCATAGTAAACTGATATTTGTTGTTGTTCAATTAACCTGTCCACTTCGCTTTTGAAAATAGTATTTGATATTTCTCTATCCCATTTTTCAGGACATCCAAAATCATCGCTTATTACTATCAAACAATCTCCTGTTGAGTGCTTTGCTGCAATGTTTACTGCGTCTATCATACTGCGGTTTTCACTGATTAAAAGTTTTATGCCGGTGTCTTTGAATTGGGCTTTGTAGCAGTCAGTCTGGGCATCGTCTTTGTCAATGCTTAGGATGTATTCGTACTGGTTTTGGTCGGAGGCGTTG